GCATGGTTGCTTGGTACGACCTCGACGAAGTGTCAGGAACGAGAGCAGACTCACACGGCTCAAATGACCTCACAGACAACAACACAGTAACAAGTGCCACAGGTATTGCCTCAGGGCAAGCAACAGACGGGGATCCAATCAAGCAGTGGAGAGACAGAAGTGGAAACGGAAATCACTTCCTTCAAGCAACGGCAGGTAGTAAACCTTTGCTGGAGGCAACGTCTGCTCGCTATGTTGACTTTGATGGAGTGAACGATAGTTTAGCCGTGGCTAGTTCACTTATAGGTGCGACAGGAGACTTCACGATGTTTGTTGTGCATCAAGCAGATGATGTCCTCAGTTCTCAAAGAGTTGTGTCACAAGGAGATGCTGGTAACGCTGGCAGGTTATTTTTATCAAGCACAGTAGTAGGGGGTGGAGACGCACGCCTTTTCATAGACGATGCAACACCAAATATCATCATAGACAACCTAACTGCAACTTCGACATCTAATAATCAAATCGTTACCATAATACGCTCTGGGGATGATTTTTCAATTCTCCATAACGGAGCAACGGAAGGTACGCAGACACAAAGCGGAGTGTCGGTAGAACAAGCAAACACAACCCTGGGAACAGAGACTGATGGAGCTTCAAACCGATACGATGGACGAATGTCAGAGGTCCTTATATACGACAAGGCTTTGTCAGCCCTTGAAAGAGGTAAGGTCGACGCATATCTAGCAGGTAAATGGAGCATAACCTTATAATATGAAACGATATCCATACCAACTCACAATACTGGCTCTTAAAACGCACGACATAAAGAAGGTGCTTAAAAAAGTAGTGCATGCTTTGAACTTAGACGGCATAAAAGCAAACGCTAACGTAGCCGGAACAGGCACAGCTAGCCACTGGTTTTTACAGATACCTATTGCAGAGTATATGAAGAAAAGGATTGAAGCATTTTCAGGAGCAGACAAAACAGGAATAGATTTTATAATAAAAGATGTAGATACAGACGAGGTGCTAGTAGCGAGTCAATCAAAATGGGAACGTAAGACTATCGCACAGGAGAAGATGGAAGAGTCTACAGGTCTTAAACGAATTAAAACTAAAGGAGACTAATATGGCCGATACAAAAAATACAATCAAAAAAAGAGAGGTCGGCAAGAAAAATATTGTTGCCACAGAAGCACAGGTTGAGAAGAAGGAAGTTGAGAATGCAGAGGACAACAACAAGAGTGTCTCTTCAGAGGATCTCATAGAAGATCTCGACAAGAAAGACCGAGAAGACCTTGAGGAGCAGGACTTCACTGATCTTATCAGCCAGGTGCAGACTGAGTACAAGCAAGCCTGGTGGTTCATTAAGCCTAAGTGGGACGAGTGGGCACTCAGAATGAAGCTCTACAACAACCAGAAGCGCGATAAGGAAGCCGTGGGAGATAACACACTTTTCACTATATTTCAGACAGTATTGGCATCACTATATTCTGATCAACTTCAGGCAGGATTCACACCGAGAGAAAGTGGTGATGAAGAAGTAGCAGAAAACCTGGATCTCACTGCTATATACGATCACGATGAGATGGACAAGGATATTGTCGACTACGAATGGGACTTTGAGTCTATGTTCTTTGGAAGGGGTCTATGTGCACTTATGGAGTTTGATCGAGATATCATGACCCCTATACCAGAAGTCTGGAACGTAATGACAGTACTCCGGGATCCATACGCAACAAGCGTAAACGGAAACAAAAAAGGAAAGGGCCGAGCACGATTCCTGGGCCGAGAAGTCCGTATGTCAAAGGGAGAGATGGACGACATGGGAGTGTACTTCAATCATTCTAATCTGAAAACCTCGAACAGAAGCAACAACAGCCTTGTAGATGAGAACATGAGGATCATGGCAGAAGCATCCGGACTAGCTGATATCAGTAAGTTTTCAGCCCTTAAAGGGGAGAATACAACATTCCGACTTGTTGAGTGGTTCACTATGTACGAGGGAAAGCGAGTATTCGTCACTCTAGCTGAAAACATGAAGAAGGTGGTCCGATACCATGAGCTTGATTCAGTAAACATCCCTATCATCGATCGAAATATATATCCTATACCTCAGAGTTGGGACGGTGTATCAGTACCGGATCTTATAGAAGATAAGCAACGTGCACGAGCGGTCACGATCAACCTATCACTCAAGAGTGTAAAGTCTACAATTCACCCTATGTATCTTTTTGATGAAACAAAAATCAAGAACAAAGGTGATCTCAACTTCGGGTTTAATAAGTTCATCCCAGTAAACGGAGCTCCGAACGGTGCCGTAGACGTGATGCCAAAGGACAACATCAAGCAGGATGTGCAGTTTATCCTGGATACATTGTCTTCTGGAGCAGAACGATCAACTGCAACACCAGATATTCAACAGGGAGCGCGTCCAGATACTCAAGGAACAGCAACACGAGACTCTCTGATCACTCAGAAAGTGGATACACGGTACTCATTGTCAGCCAAAGTCTTCGGATGGAGTGAGCGACGGTTCTGGAAACAATGGTATGCACTATACAAAAGCCACTTTGAAGATGGTATTGATGAGAAAACGGTACGTATTTCAGGTGCTCTTGGTGCTAAGTGGCGACCATTCACACGAGAGAACCTTATCGCATCAACTGATCCAGATGTAAAGATCGAAAGCAGAACAGTCTCAGAGGCACGACGATTCAATGAGCTCAACCTATTCAGAGGGTATCTACAAACATTGGCAGTAGATCCAAATGCAAATATACGCTTCGCATTGAAGTACATGGGTAAATTGACCGGGTTGAAGAAAGATCTTGTTGATCGACTACTGCCTCCAACTATAGAAGAAATGCGCGCAGAAGAGGAGAATGAGCTCCTCAGGGCTGAAGAAATAGTACGGGTGTTGCCAGAAGATGATCACAGTACACACATGGAGATTCACAACAAGATGGAAGACACACCAGAGAAGGTTGCTCACATCAATGCTCATAAGAGAGCGATGATCCTGCAGAGGATGAAACCAGAGCTATTTCCACAACAACCGCAACGGAACGGACCAGAAGCTACACCAGAGGGATTGCCAGGAGAGGAGCTCGTACCTACTCAAACATCAAGGGCATTACCTACACCACAATAAATCATGGCAAAAAAACAAGAAAAAAAGAATGAAGAAGTCACGCTTCACAAAGAGTTCTCTCTTGATATCCCGGATCAGAGAAGTGCTGATGAAATAGCGCTCAACCTCAAACACATGACTGCGACACCAGGATGGAGGTTGCTAAAACAGATTCTGGAAGGAAACGTCGCCATCCTAGAACGAGCGATCATAGTCAAGCGGATTCAGGGATCAAACGATACCTCAATTGAGCTTTCAGAGGAGGATGTAGACAAACTAAGGTTCAAGAGAAACTACCTTGAAGAGCTACTGGAGAAACCAGAGAAGATGATTGACCAACTGGAAGAGAAGAGAGAGACATCGACTCCATCATACGATCCTTATGCGAAGACCGCGAAGGAGATGAATGGTGATACAGAAGATTCGATAGGTACATTGACAGAATAATAGAGACGAAAGTCCCCACATTGGTTCAATGGGGTGGTGATAGTGTCACAGGATTGGCGATTTCCTTTGCTCCGCTTCACTCCCCCCTTGAGCCCGTGTCGGGCTCTAACCACACGCTTGTCGAGTGTGTGAGATCAACTTACCGTATATGCAGTTTTATCCCCATTTTCTGGGTATACGAGGGTTTAATAAAAAATACACATTATGGGAGAAACAAATACCGACGATCAAGATGTCGATGTAGCTGAGGACCAAGACGCTACCGACGATCAAGAAGATAACGTCGAGGATGAGGGACAGGCAGATACCTCTGAAAGTAACGATGCTGAGGATGATTCGCAAGGATCAGACGATTCCGACTCTGGTGAGGGCAACTCCGACAAGAGTTCCGACAATGCCAAAGACGGAGATGAGGATGCGGATGATGGCGATATCGAGCCACCGATACGCAAAAATAAGTCAAACGCAGACTGGGTTGCAGAACGAAGACAGAGGAAAATCGAAAAGATTACCAAAGACAAGGATTCTGACAACCAGGGGGGAGAGGAAGATGGAGAAGACGACGAAGATGATATTTCTTCAGATGATGCAAAGAAGATAGATAAATATGTTGAAAAACGTATGAGTCCGCTTCTGAAGCAACAAGAAGAGCAAGAAGTAAATCAAGACATCGCTAATTTTATCAACGCAAACCCTGACTTCAAGCAATACGCAAGTAAAGCAAAGCAATGGGCGGTCCATCCATCACGGAAAGATCTACCTATCAAATCAATCTTTTACGAGATTGCAGGAGATAAATTGCTCTCAATTGGAGCGAAACGACGAGGCGAGGCCGATAAAAAGGCCAGAGATACCAAGAGTGGAGGTGGAAACACTAATCCTCAAGGTGGATCAAAATCTTACAAGGACATGCCACTAGAAGATTTCGGCAAAGAATTGGAAGAAGAACGCCTCAAGTAGATCAGTGGCGCTACTACGAAAACATTATTTAATCTAGTATTACAAAAAAAATGGCAAATACAACACGATCTCAAATCTCACGCGAGAACACAGAGTTCTACGATCGAGCATTGCTCTTTCGGGCCGTACCTTTGTTCCTACACACAAAGTTCGGACAGATCAGAGATATTCCACGAAACGGTGGAACAAACACTATTAAGTTCCGACGTTACGGAAATCTTTCTGCGTCAACTTCAGCTCTTACAGAGGGAGTGACACCAACAGGAAGTCAGCTTTCTGTAACAGACATCACGGCAACAGTTGCTCAGTATGGTGATTACATCACTATCACAGACGTTGTTGACTTTGAGTCAAAAGATCCAGTACTTATCGAAGCTACTGAGATCCTCGGAGATCAACTTGGAGACACTATCGACCAATTGACACGAGATATTCTTTCTGCAGGGACAACAATCCAATATGCAAACGGAGTAGCAAACAGAGTTGGAGTTCTAGCAGGAGGCACAATGGACTTCGATGAGTGTCGAAAAGCTGTTCGTACTCTGAAAGTAAACAAGGCCCGACGAGTAACACGAATGGTTAATGCTTCAACAGGCATCGCTACAGAGCCAGTAAACCAAGCGTATATCGGACTTGTACATCCAAACACTACATACGATCTCAAGGCAATAACACAATTTGTCTCAGTTGAGATGTACTCAAGTACTATGACAGTTATGGATGGTGAAATCGGAAAGGTTGACGAAATCCGGTTCATAGAAACTACAAACGCCAAGGTGTTTGCAGGAGCAGGAGACGGAGGTCTTGATGTGTACTCAACTCTCGTAATGGGAATGGATGCATACGGAATCACTCGAATATCTGGTGAGTCAGTAAAGAACATCGTAAAGCCTCTTGGTTCAGCCGGTTCTTCAGACCCACTTGACCAAAGAGCAACTTCAGGATGGAAGATCACTTTTGTGGCAAAAATCTTGAATGACAGCTTTATGGTCCGAATTGAGCACGCAGTCTCAAGCTAGGTGATTGAATAAGTGGATAGAGATATCTACCGCCAATCCTAGTCATTAAAAAGTAAGCAAAGGAAATCAATTATGGCAAAGTATAAAGAATTAAAATACCCACAGCTCAAGAGTCTCGCTTCAAAACGTGGACTCAACGCTACGGGTAAGACTGAAGATATTGTCCGAAGACTCGTAGAAGATGATGCGAAAAGTGGCGAAGCTACCGCAGATCTCGACGTTAATGACGTTCGTGTTGAGGATAATCAAGTCAAAGAGGGTGTTTCTGGTGAAACAGAATCAACGACAGGTGATGATGTCCCTCACGTCTCACAAGGACAGAGCGCGGAACAGTTATACAACGAAACCGCAAAAAGACAGAAAGCGCACCTGGATAAGCAACCAAAAGTCAATGTTTTTATCCCATTTGAAAATGGTGAAAACCCAGAACAAGGGAAAAAGGTCCCTATGGTTGTGACAATCAATGGATATCGCTACGAGATATCTCGTGGAACGATGGTGGAAGTACCACTCGATGTCCAGAAGATCGTGCAGAGTAGACTTGAAAGTGAGGGCCGAGCCGGTCAATCACTCCGGGCCGACTCAAGCATCCAGAAAAGAGACGCTCTTATGTCGTAGACAAAAAATTACTAAATAGCAACCAAAGAAAATCATGAGTGCACCACTAATGACAAATAGCACAGGACAAAGTCAAGAAGAACTCATCGCAATGCTTACAGCTTTGCGAGGGCTCGACGCTTCAGAAACTTTTGACGCAGCATCAATTGCTGATGGGGATGAAGAAGTTGGAGAAATCACCGTAACAGGTGCCGTTCTCGGAGACTTCGTTCTTGTTTCACACAGCATTGACGTTACAGACCTTGCTATCACAGCAGCAGTAACTGCAACAAATACAGTAACTTACCAGCTGAACAACAACACTGGAGGAGCTATTGATCTTGGATCAGGAACTGTTCGAGTACGAGTACTACCTCAATCAGCGTAGTCTCACCGGGATCCGATCCCTGCTCTACTCATCACCTCACGGTGGTGAGTAGAAACAGGGAAAGGAGTAGAAAATAAACAAAAAACATCATTATGACAGGAACAGCTTATACCGCATATATACGAAAACTTACAAAAACAACATCAACCACATTCACTGATGCTGATATCGTTATCTATTCAAACGTCGTGAAGGATCGTCTCGCAGGAGAAGTTGTTGCTAATGTTGATGAAAACTACTTCGATATCGAGAATGTCAGAGATCTTGAGGAGAACATAAGAGATTACACGCTCCCAGATGATATCCTTAAGCATATAAAATACGTCTCAGTAAAGCTCGACGGTACAAATTGGCAATACATAAAAGAGTCCTTTATATCTCAAGTGGAGAAGCCTTTGCGTGAAAATAGCCACATCAAAGATACTTACTCAAGTAAGACACCAGAGTTTTGGGTCACAGGACGTAGCCTCTGGATACTTAGTGGAGACGACATTATCAATGTGTCAGGTGGGCTGAAGATCGTATGTGAAATATATCCAGAAGATATCGTAACAGCAACACTCGCTCTATCAACAGACCTCTCAATACCAACAAGTGATGTAAAACACTCTTTGCCACGACCTCTTCATGAGAGGTGGGCAGAATTGGTAGCTATAGAGTACAAAATGGCCCGTGACAAGCCTTTACCCCTTACAGACAGGGAAAAGTCCGTAGAGCAAAATCTCGCCCAGGATCTGAAGAAGATAAATAAAAGAAACCAGGTCCGATCTTTTGAGGCTACGGTCCCAGAAGACGACGGGCAGGATTACTAAATATAAATAAAATATTATGGCAACATTCGTAAAAATAAATGACTTCGCAGAGGCAGTGGCCGAAAAGAAGCACGACCTTGGATCAGATACCTTGACGCTTGCTCTTTCTAACACAGCACCTGCATCAGAATCATCAAACCCAACAGCAGATGGAAATGGAGTGTTAGCAAACGTCACAGAGGTGGCGTACACAAACTGTTCTTCACGAAACATTACTACAGCATCATCCTCTCAAACGAGTGGTACATATAAGCTCATACTGACAGACCTTACGCTTACAGCTTCAGGAGGAGCAGTGGGACCATTCCGGTACGTGTATGTGTATAACGACTCAGCATCAAACGATGAGTTGGTTGGATACTACGATTATGGATCATCTATCACACTCGCTGACGGAGAAAGTCTGCTCATCGATTTCGATGGTGCAGGAGGATTACTAACCAGTGTATAGTTTCACGTTCACTCTGTCTCTTTAGGGGAGCAGGCATGAGTGTAAAACATTCAAAAATATTATGGCTATAACAAGTAACACACATTCACTAGACCTAGAAGCAGGCAGCTCACAATATGCAGGCATTACAGATGCTTCACAAACGGGACTAGACTTGTCTGGTGATTTTACCGTTGAGTGTTGGGTTAAACCAGAAACCGTTGGTGTGACATCATTCACATTCTTCTCAAAGTATGAGTCTACTAGTGACGAGAGGTCATATCGACTGTCTATTTTAGATACTGGAGCAATTCAAGCTTATGTGTCTGATGACGGAACAACAACAAATAGG